TAGATGTCAACAACATCAGCATTATATTTATACTATATTATAAAGTAAAAAGCAACAATTATTTTTTCTTACTACCTGCACCAAATCCTGATTTGATCCATTTAGTAACGCCATTACTTTTTATTTTAGAGAATGATCCAGTTGATCCATCTTTATATTTTTTGACCTTATTGTTTGTACTTTTTGAAACGGTCTTAGCCATTTTATCTACCTCTACTTTTACCTGTAAAATTCTTTGTACTCTTGACACTAAGATTTTGTTTCATCTTAGCAGAATTAAGGTTAGGATCTTTTCTAACATTTGGTATATTTACTTTATTAACTTTAATATCATCCAATGGTTTTTTCATATCATACTCCATATTTTAATCTATATTGTTCTCTAATATCCATTAATGGTTTAATATAATAATCACGACGATCTTCAAAGATCTGAGGTGGTTCATCATCAACTGAAATAAGAATCACAATTCTACTGACCGGTATTTTAAATCTTTCTTCGTACATGATAGCATATGCAGTTGCTTGACAAAAGTAATTTAAAATATAATCTCTATTCTTAGCTTTACGGGCTGTCTTAAAGTCAATGATAGAAAGTTTACCTTTCCATTCAGCTACACAATCAACAGTACCTGCTATTTTTAAATAATCAGAATATAATCTCTCTTCCTGTAAATGAATATTATCAATGTTGGCATCCAGTTCTGGTTTTAATTCTTTGAAGTTGGCAGCATCATTGAAAGAATATTTAGAGGTGTCGATATCATCATTGTTGAGATAGTCTTCGCAGAGTTGATGAATGCGTGTACCTCGAGTAGCTGCTTGGCTGCTAATTCGATTTGCTTCTTCATCACCAACTCTAGCTCTCCATTGATGGATGGCTTTTGCATTCATTAATCCTGTTACTGTTGTGACCGATGGATACAATTCACCGGTAGGAGTTTTATAATACCTACCGGTGTCTGTATTTACTTGCTCCAGTACCTCTGTAGAATTAAGGATCTTTTGGGGGAGGTGCGTGAAGTGCTTGCGTTGGGCTAAAAGAGCTGGAAGCTCTGACTGGAATCCTGTTGGTATTTTCAATTTGTGTCTTCTTTATAATAAAGTCTTTAACTAAACCTGATCTTACAATATCATCTTCTACTAATTCAATGCATGTAAAATATTTATTCATTTTATTGAGAATTTTCATAAACTGAAAAATACCAGACTTCTCATCATCCCATTTTAAATCAGTCTGTCTATAATCACCACAGAAAAGTATTTTAGTATTATTACCAGCTCTTGTAATGATGGTGCAAAGTTCTTGATAAGTCATATTTTGACACTCATCAACAATAAGGATAGTATTGTCTAAGGTCATTCCTCTTAAGAATGATGAGGTCTCAAAATTGATTATACCTTTTTGTTTTAAGATTTCGTAAGCATCCCCTCTACCATATAATTCTGCACAAATAGATTTATAAGGGACTTCGTATATTTTTGCTTTATCTGCAATGGATCCTGGAAGGAATCCCATATCTCTTGATGGAACAACTGATCTAATGATCGTAACACTATTGTAATCTCTATATTCTTCAATATCTGACAAGGCCAAATACAACGATAAAAATGATTTACCAGTACCTGGAAGACCGTGGATTAAAAGATTCTTACCGTTTATAAATTCTTTAAAAATTAACTCCTGGTTCTTTGTCTTAGGTTGTATTGTTTTTAGTTCGAGGCTATTTCTTTGTTTTTGTGTTTCTTGACGCTTTTGTTGTTTCATTAGTCTTTTTTCAGCGCGAGATAATGCTTGCATGTAGGCCTCTTATTAATTTACCAAGTGTTGATTGTGCTCCTTTTACCGCTTGCCTTTTTGATACGCTTTAGAACATCACGAAAACCCCCATCAGGCTTCTGAAGACCTAATCGGGATGGATCAGCAATATTAGGAACGGTGAATTGTTGTTCTAAATGAGGGTTAGCTTCTTTGAATGAATCAAGCTCATTCATAGACATACTAATAATAGATTCTTTTTTAGTAGTCTTATTATAAAAAGTATAATTAGCCATTAAAATGAATACCCTTAGACGCCCAATACTTTTGAACGTCATCCTTATTTAGGGGATCTAGGTTTTTGGATCTCATCTCTTCTTCAACGAGGTCTTGAAGATAAGCCTTTTCATTTAAATTTTTTGGATTGTAATATTCGTCTATAATCTTTGTAGAGTCTGGTGGATTACTATTCAACATCTGCTGTGACATTTAACATCTCCTTAAGTTTAGGTCTGATACGCAATAGTGCTTCTGGTTCATGTTGCATGATGATATGTACGGTTTCACTTATACCACGCTTATTACCTTCTATCCAATAGTAATAAGCAACAATAGCTATAATACACGTATAGCCAATAGCAAAAATAAAATTATCCATGTGATTATTCTTCGTCGTATGAAAGGAGGCGATCAAGATTTTTGGATCTTAAAGCATTATCATAGTTGCGATATTGCTTTTGATGTTTGTCTCTTTTAATGTCTTTAAATGATACATTATCTTCATCAATGTATCCACTTTTTTTCTTCGATGGTTTAAAATCAAATTTTTGATACTTATTTGACTTGTTCATTTTCTGTAATTAACCCTGGAAATGCTTCTTTAACAACTTTAAGTGTGATGTTCTTATAAGGTGATTTTTTATCTTTCATTGCTAGAAGTAAATCTGCATCTGCCGGACTTACCATTTCTAGAATTTCAATAAAAATTTGTTCTCTTCTTATAGGTTTAAGATTAGGATTACCACCTTCAATAAACAAATATAATCTCTTTGCTTCATTCAATAAAGCTTTTGGCTCATCATAAATGTTTACTTTAAAAGGTGGTTTTCCTTCTGGTAGAAGAAATTTGATAGAAGGATCAAACATGTATTTAAGAATATTCATTAATACAGGATGTCCGTTTACCTTTAATGATTCAATGATCTCTTTCTTATCATTTAAATCATTAATCTGTTGCAGAACTTTTGCAACAGAATTCATTTTAAATATAGTACTCATATTAAAATTCACCAACGTTTTCCATAAGGAGTTTCAATTTATGTTGTATAAAATAGTTAAACAATTTACTGCGGTCTTTACCTGATTCTTCATTATATTTATTAATTACTTCACTTTTAATATTTGAAGGAATCATGGACAAGTCAATCATTTGTTTGTTGCGCATGAAATTACGATCTGCTTGTGGATCAAGCATCACTCCACCATCACTATAGATCTTGTCTATCTTCTTTTGCGTAAGAGGGCGTTGACGCCCATTACTAACAAAGACGGCATCAGGAGAAAGAACATTAGGTACACCATCTCCTGTATCTCCTTTCAATATCTGTTCAAATAAAAATTTCTTAGGATCATTATGAGAAATCCATTTCTTTCTGACAGGATCATATTGTTTTACATTACCATATGTATGTAATTGAATAAAATCTTTGTCTCCAGATAATATAAGGATCTTAACAGGACCATTCAAGTCCGTACCATGCTCATTTACAAGAGTTGCAATAACATCGTCAGCTTCTGCAGAATCAACTTGAATTACACGATAAGGAAAATTATCTTTGATTTCCTGCTTCACCTTATTAAAGCATTCAAATACATGTGTCCAATCAATCTCAGACGCATCACGGTTCTTTTTACGATTTGCTTTATAATAAGGGAATACTTGTTTACGCCAATAATTCTTATCGTCACAAGCAATAATAATTTCACCATATTCATCCCCGAACTTAGCTTTGTAAGAACGGAGAGAATTGATTACCATATGTCTAAACAATCCCTCTTCAATGGGGATGTTAGTATGATTTCCCAATTGCATCATCAGGTTGGAAATCATCACCTGATTAAAGTCCACCAATATCATTTTAAAGGTTCCACATAATCTGTTACTATACTTATTATATAGGTTCAGATATAATTAATCAAGTGTTTTCCTCAATTAATCTTTCCATTTCTTCTCTTGCTTCACCATCAATTGTAACACAGGCCTCAGCAATTTCTTGGAAAGAATGAGAAACATTTTTTATAGAATATAAAAGAGACTTAATAGCTTCTTCCATAAAGACTATATTTTTAATAGATGATTCGTCAGGTTTTACCTGTAATCCATAAGATGAAAGAACAGCAAATACAGCCTCAACTGCATCATCGGCTACCTCATCACAATAGTCTCTACGGATTAGTTCTATATGATCGATAGATTCTTCAGCACTCGTAGGAAAGAATTTATCAGAATTCTTAGAAGGGAATTGAATTACGTTACCAGTCATTATTACCTCACAACCTTGCAGAGGATAGTATTATTATTTATCCTATCTGTAAAGTTGGTAGGTTGCACATTGATCTCATCCATTAACTTTCTAAGAACTATTTTACCACCGGTAAGAACCTTTTTAAGAGTCTCTTCAGTCTTACGACCAATCTTCTTTGTTAATGATTGGTCAATATCATAACCATCAATAGCAGTGCGCTTAATAGAAAGCCCTGCAGGGCCCCTAGCACGAAAGACCGAGAGCTTATTACTTTTAGTGTCAAAAGTCCAAAGTTCTTGAGCGCCAATAATCGTTGCAGGGTCAACCGATTGTAATTTATACTCATTGTATGCCTTTAGATATGTGAAGCCCTTCAGGAGCTTTTCAGTAGTAGGAGCTTTCTTTTTACGAGGAGCACGAGCTTTCTTAACATTGCCTGCAAAACGTCGACAATCATTTAAAATATCATTAAGAATCTGATGCTTCTCTTGCATCTGCTTCTTAGTATAATGTTCATACCCTTCTTTGTTACCATTAAGTACAGAAAGATACTCATCCACAAGAGGTTGATAATAATCCACAATCTTCGTAGCATACATGGCTGGAATCTCATTCTTCTGCAACCACTCATACATATTGAACTTCTCGTTCTTATCAAGAAGTTCTTCTACATCACCAATGATATCATATCCACGTTCTTTAATACGTTCTTGAATATTAGGCTTATCAACAGGTTTCTTTTCTTCACGAACTACCTTCTCATGCTCTAATGCATTTAAGAGCTTGAGCATAGCATCACCTAACATCTCTTCACCCAGATCAACTCCACGCATATGCAAGCGGAAGATCCAGGCAGAAGATAGAGGTAGATGCATAAAAGGAATGGTGTTGATTCTCTTAATGAGAATCTCATGCTTAGCTTGTTTCAGATAGTCATTGATATACTGACGCACCTCATCCTCTTCGGTCATCACATTATACCAATTGAAAGCACGGATAAGCTGAACCTTATCAATCTTACCCTTGTAAGAAGGTTCCTCACCCAGATACTTCCAATTGACCAAATAATTTTCACTCTTGGTCTTACGAACAGTCTTTGACTTCTTAGGCTTTGCTGCCAGAAGACTTTTAGATGCTGCCTTAGCCATTTACCAAATTCCTTAGATTAGATTCTTGTTCTAGCATCTCTGCTGCTATAAGATAGTGTTGTTCAGATTTTAACAGCTCTGCCTTAAGCTGGTAGATTTCATTAACCAGCCGTTCATTGGCCAATTTCTGACCAAGATACAACTCATACCATTTATCAGCATCATCTAGAGCTGCGCGTAGATCTTGATTCATTTTTTTACCTTTTAGTTTATATTTGTTTTAGGTTGAGATAGTGAAGGGCAATTTTGAATGAAAAAATCTGAGAAGGGAATATTAAGAATATATTCTTTTTTAGGCAAAATTTCCACCTGGTTAAAAGATGAATCAAGAATGTATTCTAATTGATTTTTTTGTGATTGGGTAAGAGAATTGGATTCCAAAAGGTTTTCTAAAATATCTATGAGAAATTCTGTATTTTTTTGTGTAGAAGGTATTTTTTGAGTAAGGAATTTTGATTGATATTTAGCCATTTTTACTCTCCTTTTGCTTATTCTTTATAATACGGTATTTTGATAATAAAAGCAACAGAAAAATAACCCATTGAAATCATTAGCTTTTTTCTAACCTATTGAAATCATTAGCTTTTTTATTAAGAAAAAACTCAATGATTTCAACGGTATTTTTATGAAAAAACCGGGTGTTTTATTTTTCAAATTGTGGTATATTAATAATATAAGAGATGGAGAGATACAAATGGATTATATGAATTTAGACCTTCCTTCGATCCGCGGCCTTCTCACAGTTTGGGAGAGTCACTGGAGCATGCTGAAAGATCTTGGTCTTTCTACCTCAGAAGCTGATATCAAGCTTGAAATTTTAAAATTCATCTTGGTTCAGAAAGTTCGTGAAGAAGAAGACATGTATGATGATCATACTACAGATGCTGACATACGCTTTTTTGAAATGAATCCATAAGGAGATAATATATGACCGAATTTGAAATTAATTGCTACGGTATGTCGCAGGATGATATTCGTAAAAACTATATGACCAACGTCACGGTGCAGTTGGCGGGTTTAGAGATGGTCGTGATGGGTATTCTTAGTGATTGTCAAGAAATGATCTCTTTAAAGAATCCATCTATTCCATCACCAGAAAGTGATGAATACATCCGTAAGCAATTGAACATCGCTAAGTTCATCCTCGCCGAACAACTCCAAACAAAAATGAAAGCAGCTTAATATGAGAACAGTGTTTACTGGCCAGAAGGCCTACGTTACGAAAAAGGTGAGAGACCATCAAAAACGTGGCTGGGTAATTTCAAGGTCTCACAAGCACCCTGATGGGTCTGAGACTTACGTTATGGAATATGTTGGGAGAAAATAATATGAAGAAACGTTTCTTTACATATATGCCAGAGATGTCTTGGATGAACTATGTGGATGCTTCAAGTCCTGTTAAGGTGACAGAAGCTCCTCTTGTCGTTTACAATCCTGATAAATTAAATAAAATAGATGATCCAATTCCACCATCAGCCAGTGTAATGGTAGTCTATGGTGAGAAAAATTGGGAAGCAGTCTATGTCTATGCAAGTTAAAAAATACGATGAACGACATGGTGGACCTTATGATAGAGGTGCTGCTGATGCCTATTATCGTAGACGATTCTCCCCTCATTATTATGAAGGAAGTACCTATAATTCACTGTATGTCGAGATTACAGATTGGGACTCACCAGAATACGAAGCCTATGCCGCAGGGTATAGAGAGCAAACTGGTGAGAAAGATTGGGGTTAAGAAGTCCTGTAAACTATTGTATCACTCTGAACCTTAGCAGGTTCTATATCAGCCAGTGACGTAAGGAGAGCTAACCACTCTCCTTTTCTTATTTCCCAATTATAGAAATAATCAAAATATTGCTTCTGGAAATCTAGATAAGGATCAGTAGATCCTTGATTCTTAATTACTGTTCTGATAGCATTATCTAATGTATTTGCAAATAAAACGGCATGAGCATTTGGATTTTCATTCCATGGATACATCATAGCAAAGTTAGCACATGTCTCTGGAAGGGCAGCAAAATTAGGGCAAACAACAATATTTTTAGCGGACATAGCCTCTACAACAGAAAGACAGCTTGTCTCCGGCCAAATACACGGATAAGCATAGATGTGAGATTTCTTGAGAGCTTCTCTAACTTCATCATTGGATACACCACCATGATAAGTGATCTTAGGATGATTTCTGCAACGGTCAAAAAGAACTTTATATTGCTCATCCCGTTGTTCCCATCCATAAACACTGAAGCTGGAATATACATCTAGATGAATGTTATCAAACGTGTTGCAAAGTTCTTCAAAAACAGGAACTAGAATTTCAAGACCACGATGAGGAGTGGTGTGATAGATCAACCTTACTGTGCCGTCATATTCTTTTACATCAATATCAATTGGCTCAATAGCATTCTTAATTACCATACAATCTTGATATGGAACACCAAGCATAAGATTATACAATTGCATTTGCCAATTGGAAACACAAACTAATTTGTTAAATCTTTGACGAGAGTTAGCTTCTTTTAGGTGTTGTGATTCTGGATCATTTGGAAGATCATGAAGCCATAAGATCTTACGTTTATCATCATTAAGTTCTCTGACACGAGATAAAATAATTTGAAATTTATCTAACAAATCTTGAGGTAGGTCCCTATAAAGACGTTCCTGCATTAACTCAGAGCCACCTCGAGCATTCTTATTTAATTCATTCTTTTCCATAATATAAACTCACAATCAATAAAAAATTATTTTTTTTCTAGAAATCCAGGTAGCTTTATATTGACCTTTTCATCTTGTATTTTAATCAAAAATCTTGCAATTAATGATAAAATACTCCATGAAGCAAATCCTGTAGCTACTGCAATAGCTACCATATTATCCATAGTACAATTTAAATTAAACCATTCACATATGATAGGTGCACCAACAATAGCAGCAGTAGTACTAAGACCAGATCTTATCGCAGCATCCCAAACATTTCTAGGAGTGTAGAAAGCCATAAAAGCAATACCTCCAATTAGACCACCTAGTCCAGTTATAAGTTTCATCATAAGTGGTGTAGTAATAGGATCAGACATGTAAATTCCTCAGTAATTTTGGTACTGATTTTATTTATAAATCTCTAACACTGAGTCTAAACGGAATGAACGCCATCCATCCTTTTCTACATCCCAAACAGATAAAATATTATCGTTGGCTACTTTTTCTCTATCAGTTTTCTTTTCATGTGGCTTGACGATACCTTCAGCCAATGTACACTTCATTAGACGCTCAGAACCATCTGCTTTTGTGAATTTGACATTTACAATACCACTTTGTAACATATTTAATACATTTGATTTAGATAGAGTCTGTATGTCCACCTGATGTCTCCTCAAGATATTGTTTCAATTCATCATAACCACCAATATACTTGTCGTTTATTTGAACGATAGGTACAGTGCGCACTCCTGGAAAACTTTCCATAATAAAATCAATTCCAACATGTTCACCAACAGAATAGTAATTATAAGGAATGTTTTTACTATCCAGAAGATTTTTAGCAGCTGTACACCAAGTACAATCTGGTTTACCATAAACATTAATCATTAAATGACGACCTATTGTTTGTATCTTTATCAGGCCTCTTCCAAGGACCAAAAGCTGCTGAATGAGTTCCCTCAACACGAATAAAACGTTTATTGGTTTCATTTTTATTTGGATTGGGAATGGTAACCATAACTTTTTTACCAGTAGCCCAAACCTTAAGCTTGTTTAAAATCTTATCAATATCAGAACGATCACGATTCATAGCTTTAACAGTTTTTGCAGACACACTATCTCGTTGTCCTTTTGATGTATACTTAGCTCTTTTTGCTTTACCAGCCATAATTTAATCCTCTGCCACTTCTATAATTTTCTTTTGAGTAATTGTGGTGCAACCAATGCATTTAAAATAAAGAGTGCTGTGTTCAGGTTGATGTCCATTAGGAACAAAATCAATAAGAATCATTGATCTATCACCCATCCCGCAGTGTGGGCAATTGCCCACAACTACAGGAACATTACTATTTACTTCACTACAAACCCTCAATTCATTACTTTTTGGATGAATCACCTTTTTTAGCCTTGGGTTTTTTTGCCTTCTTAATGCTTGCTACTGTTTCATTAATAGCAGCTTCAATCTTTTGTTCTACTTCTTTAAGTTCATCATCAACTTCTTTTATAACTTTTTTAGCTTTAACTTTAGTTTCTTCAACAACCTCAACAACAGCTTCAGTTACTGCTGCAATAACTCTATTGGGATTTACTTCATGGGAAGCCCATTCTTCTTCTGTAAGCTTATGAAGACCTAAACATGAACCTGTTGGGCTACGACCACAACCACATTCAACATTTTTTTTAATACTTGCAACTTCTGTCTTTACTGCTTCTTCAATTTTTGCTGCTTCTGCTTTGGCATTTTTAAGACCAAAACCAAATAATTCTGCAAACCATTTAGATACTGTTGTCATTGTTTTTCTCCTGTTCAATTCCATACTTACAAATAAAATAACTATCTATTATGTCAGATGATGGATTCCATTGTTTATCTGTCATAACCAATTTTTTCTTAATATAATAATTTGTTTCCTGTTCAAAACAATCTTGTAACATTTGTTTGTTGGCATTGCCTTTACCAGTAGCAAATTTTTTAATAACGGTTGGCGCTATTATATTATATGTATGCTTTCGTTTCCAGAGATAATGTTTTAAAAGACCAGCATTTTCAGCTATGTTAAAGACCATACCTGTGGAACCCATTGAGTAACCTTCTAAGTATATAATATCACCTTCTTTTAATTTAGTCAACACCCAATTGGTGATATTATAAAATCTTTCTTCGTTACTGAAATATGGGTCATGTAGGTCACCCTGTATATTGTCTATGTCAATATTGTACTTCTTAGTGTCAGTTAGAAAGTAAAACTTGCATGCTGAAAAACCAAATTTATCACTATCACAGATACATATACAGGGTGATGATAGACTATAGTCTACCCCTACAATTCTCATATTATTCTTCAGTCTCTTCTATTTCCCAATCATCATCTGTTTCATAGTCATTATCTTCTTCATGCTCAACTTCATCTTCATCAGATGAAATAATATCATCTTGATAAAGTGTCCATGCATTATCAAAGGCATCATCAATACCATGTACAGTATCTTCAATATATTGATCATCAACTTCATCAGATGCTTCAAGGATAGTCTTATAGATATCAGTTCTTGTTTCTTCGTCTTTGATTAATTCCATCAAAGAGTCAATTATTTGCTCCCAATTCATTTTTTGATCTCCTTTTATTTACTAGTTCTTTCATAATAATTTTTCGCTGATCATCAGTATAATTAGACCACTCTTGTATTTGTAGGCTAGTTCTTCCACATACTTCACAATATTTAAAATCAGGATCTAGCCTACAAGTTTTTCTGCAAGGACTTAAAATAGCTCGCATCCACCACCAACACAAGCTGCTGACCCAATAGTATCTACATCTATATATTTAACTTCTTTAAGCTCATCTTCCCACTTAATGTCATTAATAGTCTGTTGAATCTTTTCCCACTTATGAAGAAGATAAACATCCTTGAAGCAATATTCAGTCTTTTTGATATCGCCACTAAAATAGTTAGTAGCAAATTTCTTAAAGCGACGAACCCAATCTCTCTTCATTGTATTGACATGATTATCTGCTGAAAGGTCTTCACCCCAACCATTAGCTGTCATGCAAGCCATCCAGAGATTATCAAAGCACTTAAGAGCTTCAACAATAATACCGGAGGCCATGATAGCTCCTGCACCATATTTTTCTGTTAATTGAGCTGCATTCAATACTTCAGTATTTGGTGCTTGGAAATAATCTTTATCACCAGTCATAGGAAGGAATGAAATACCAGCAAAGTAGTTTTTGTTATTGAATACATATTCTTCAATCTCATCCCAATTATCAACAATGACAGTATTTGATACGTTATGACGAATGCCAGGATGTGCACATCTATCAACGTTAGTGCCAGCATTCACCCAATACTCTTGTGCTTTCTTGATCAGATCAAGATGCTTAATACCAATCAATTCATCTTTAAAGATTGAACCTTCTTTAGCAACAACCGGGAAAGATACTACATAATCAGTTTTACCAGAAGACCAAGCTGACTCTTCAACCATATTAGGATTGATTCTCTTGATAAGCTTAGCTACTTCAGTATCCTTATTTAATTGGATATTACGAATATACATTGGAGAATGATCTGCATGAATACCAGATGCAGTCATTAAAAGGACTGATGCATTACCTGATGGCTTAACACAAGTAGTACGAGCAGCTGGATTAATCCCAAGAAGAGTAGCAACCTCTTGATTAGTTTCTCTGACAATTTGTGCACCCTTCTCTAGAATCTTTTCATCAAATAGAATCTTTGGATTATTCATCCAACCAGTAACTGAAACACCAAGCAGCGCCTCACGATCAAAGATCTTCTTAGATGTCGAAGAAAGAAATTTAAAGTCTGTATATCCAGCCTGAAGAGTACCTAGAATAGAAGCTGCACGACATGCTTTATAGAATGATTCTTCTGTGTCACACATACCACCATTGATTTCAGTGAGATTGCAACCCTGCCAACCAGATTCACCATCAATCTGTGGGTACATTCCAATTTCGACACACGGATTAGTTGTAATATCTTTATCATCAACAAAGAAGAATCCTGGCTCACCAAATTGCTTAATAGAAGTCATCAGATTGGCAAATTGTTCTCTAGTAATTTCGTTACGAACAATAACAGCACTATTATTACTGCGGCCACGCTGCGGATTATCAATATACCAATTTCCTGTCTTAGCTGAGGCCATTTCTTGATCATCAGGTGAGAATAGACAAATGGTAGCTGAACGACGAACACCACCAGCCAAAACTGCATCAGCTGCATGCATAACGATATCATAAACATGAATAGGTCTCAAGTTAGAAGACTTCTCTGAAAGAGTAAGTCCAGTTAAAATATATTCAATACGATCTAAAGAACGACGGAGAGGTTCTGGACCTGGCGCTTTAAATCCACCAGAGATCTTAGCACCTTTTGGACGGATTTGTGAAAGATCAAAAGCAACCTTACGGCCAGCATATTCAGGATACTTTCCACCATTTTCAAAAAATGATGACATAAGAACATCAAGAGATGTAGCCCAACCTTCAACTGAATCTTCTACCATATGAACTTTTGGAGCTTTTGTACGATGAACAATCTTTGGGAGTTTATTAATATGATGTTGTTGAACAGAAAATCCTGCACCTGCACCACAAAGAAGAATATAAAATACTTCACCAAAGAAAGCTGGACGATCAGCATAAGAAGATGTACAATTGTACATACGCATTTGATGTTTCAACAATTGATCACCACCAAATTGCAATGAACGTTGCGCGCCTAAAACCATTTTCTGTTTATAAGCTGATGTAGCTTCATCAATATAGGACATAAGCTTTGATGACATCTTGTCAGCATAAAAACCCATATGCATTTTGATAACACGATCTACTGCTTCATTCCAAGTTTCATATCTTCCTTCACCCTCAACGTAACGTGCATATCCTTCATAAAACTTGGCATCAGATAAAAGTTTCTTTGCATCTCTATAAGTAGTCATGTTATTATACCTCTTCTTCTTTTTCTTTTTTCTTTATTGAAAATGAACCGTCTTTATTATCAATCCATTCAAGATTATCATCGGTAGTCCAACCCAGCTCAGCAATATCTGATAACATATCGTCAGGAAGAGGGATATAATAATTGCCTTCTCTAACATCAAATTGAATCTGGACTATAAATTTCTTCATAACTTTCTCCATTGTTGAAGTCTCATCTTAGCAGACAATCCTTCATATATATTAGCGTCAATAATATGCTGAACAGCTGGCCCTGTAAGATCAGCTTTCAATATCATATCATTAATGTCTTTTTCCTCTATATTGTCCGGCCAAATACATACTTTATATCCTTGATCAATAGCCTTCTCAATCTTCTTCACAATTTCTTTATTACGTGGCTCATTATCATAGATTACAACAATTTTATCTCTATCTGCTACATTTGTTAGTATAACATCAGAGCCTGCCATTGCCACGCAATTATCAAGGAAAAGACTATCAATCGGACCTTCAACTACATAAACCCTTTTAGATTTATCAATAGAATCTAGTCCGAATATCTTTTCCTTTGTATCATCGAAAATTATAGTAGAATAGCGTAAATTAGATACTTTGCTAATGGAACGACCCGTACAACCGAATACATATCCTTTAGCATCAATAAAGGGAAATACAATGCGGGGCTCATCTAACTTGAGAGCCTTGTCATTGAACTTCTCTGGTAGTATACTATTTACCCAGTGATAGTATGTATGAGAATAGTAAATTCGAAAGTGAACATTGGTAGGAATACGTCTATCAACAATGTATTTTTTTGCCGGATGTTCAGGCTTTAATTGTGATATTTTACGCAAATCTTTGAAAGGATCAAAGTGATCTATTCTTCTGCTAGAGAATTTTTCGATGGCTGGTATAAATTTTTCGTCTGACTCTGAACCACCTGTTTCTTTAAGAGTCTCTAGTCTATACTCAGTATACAGAACAGGATTAATTGTTTTAATGAATTTACTGAGAGACGTACTATATCCACAGTTAAAACATTTCATATTAATGCGACCAGAATGTTCATATAAATGACCTCTGGTCTTATATTTGCTGGATTGTGAATCACCACAAATAGGACATCTAAATTGAGCAATATAAGGTTTAGTCTTTTTTACCTTAAATTGCTCTAGTTGTGTACCAATGAGTGAAGCAAACTTCTGATCTAACCACAATAAATTCATAAACAGTATCCTTTAATTGAACAAAGTTATTATACTACAGTTAGAGAATAAGTCAACATATAAATACATTATGGAGAAAAATATGTTAACCTTTTCAAAATTTATTTCTGAGCAAAAAGATAATCTTGTCACCAATGGCAATGAACTATATTTTGCTTTCGGTCATAATACTGACACAGAATACTTTGAAAAATTAGATCCTCCTGCAAAACTACTAGGAAAAGCATCGGTGAAAGGTTACCGATTAGTACTGGAAGAATATTGCGATATAAGACCTAAAGACGGATCTGTACTAGAAGGTGTATTATGGTCTCTCCCTAAAAATAGAGAAAAACCTATCAATAAGTATGAACAGTACTATCATAGAACTCACATAATCGTGAGCTTTAAAGGCAAAAGATATAAAGCATTTGCCTTTAAAATGGACAGTAAGCACTATGATGGAAGGAAGCCATCTAAAGAGTATATAGATATTCTTAGAAAAGGCTACAAAGAAAATGGCATCCCTATGAAACAATTAGAGGATGCCATTAAAGAACGAATGAATAGAAATTAATTATTTCTTTGTGTTTATTGTAGCTTCCGCATCATCATAGAACTTATGAACAGTATCTAATGATTGCTTGCAGGTTACATTATTCTTTTGTAATTTAAGAACAAGATTACCAACTTGTTTATTAGTCAGAGTATCAGACTTTGGAAAATGAGTCTCAACCGGACAATTGTAAAGATCGTCGGGTGCCTTTACAATTTTATATTCAGGTGCTAAAAGTTGAACTGCTGTTTGTGAGCAACCAGTTAATAACAACGGAACCAATAATAAAAATTTTCTCATTTCTTTTTCTCACCATACGTTGCATCTAATTGCTTGACAATACTTTTTAGATAAGGGACAGCATCATCTGATGCAGGTTTATCAGTTTTTGTCTCAGCTGCTGCTTGTTTTTCAATATCTTCTAATTGTTTTTTAGCAATAGCTTCTTGTTTAGCAGCTTCTTCTTTTAACTTATCTGCATTAGCATCAATAACCGTAGTTTGTTGTTGAAACTCTTCTTGTTTCTTTTGTAAAAGTTGTTGTTGCATACCATTAAAAGCATCAGTGGCTTCATTCCATAAATTGTGATCATGGATCGCTAACCAACTAAAAAATACACCAGAGAATATAACGATGGCAGATATAGCCATTCCTATTCTACTGCCGAAAAACATTCCTATAAATGGCATTTCTTACCCCAATGATAAAGCTTTATCTTTTCTTGTTTTATCGTAATCAGAAAGCTTATCTAAGTAACCAGAATTACGAAGTTCTTTAAATACTAAATTGCCAAAAGCAAACTCACCACCTTGTGCAATAGAATCACCCCTCATTGTTTTAATTCTATCTTTAAGTGTGTCAATCGCATCTGAATCAGCTTGTTGATCAATTAACTTATCAATCATGTCTTTATAAAATTCTACCTTATCTTGTAGATTAGGATCTGATTCAAAATCAAGATTTAAATATTCAGGTTCTTGCATCCAATAATTGCCACTAACAGAATAAACACCTTGACCAGAATGGGGCTGATCATTAATGTCTTGAGCATATAATTCTACTGGATAACCATAGATATTAATATCACCATGTGTCAATGTCCACAGAATTTTTTTATCTTGCAGATACTCATCAACAAAAGTACGGTCAATCATACTACCATTAAATTCACCTCTATTAATAATAAGGTGTAGATCTAAATCTGATTGTGGTGTATAATTATAATTAGCATTCCCACCAGTCAGTATAATATTAACTACGGTGTCAGGATGAATCTTAGCAAACTCTCTCCAAGCTTCTGCAATCTGTAGAAGCTTACCCCTGACTTCTGATTTTAATTGAGCCCCATCCCAGATTTTAGGATTTAATGTATCATGATATTCAAGAGTTGTATCTTCTTTAAATCTTGAAAATTTCTTTAATGCTTTTGTAATTTTATTAATTTTAGGTATTTGTTTGGCGTTTAATTTTGCATATTCTGGTCCACCGTCATCAAATTCGGTTTTTATGCCAACTTCATTGCCTTCAACTACTTTTTTTTTAAAAGTTAATTTGTTAGAAACAATTTTATTTTCCATACCTTTTGTTGGCTTAGCATTGATTGCAACATCACCAGCAAATCCACCCTCAGGTCCACTTTCTTTTACACCTACAGTAGCAATAATGCCACGTTTCATTTTTTTGGTAAATTCAATATTGGTTTGTTTATATTTGTTATTAATAGAAACAGGTGGATTTTTTGAACTTAATTCAGGTGTATTGGCAACACTATTAACAGGAGCAGCAGTTGCAGCACCATCTTCTGAAATATCTTTAAATTTATTATAGTAATGATTAAATTCTTCTTCTAAATCCATGTCTTCAACACTTTCACGTATTGGTTTGGAATTAAGAAGAACGAGCGTGGCAGCCACAGTACCAAGTCTTGAACCACCTCCTGGAATCTTAGCAATTAATTTTTTTAGGTTAATGATCATTACATCAAACAATCCACAAGCATTCTTTTCTTGTGTTGTAAATTGATTTCTGGCTTTTAAGAAATTACCTTTATCATCAATCAAATGCATTTTATATGCTGGAAGTTGATTAAAGGGGGTTGTCAATTTTTTAATAAACTGATAGGTAAGAACTGTATCTACGACCATTTAAATTTCTCTTAGTTTTTTTAATATGTTTAAATCTATCTCTATAGCATTAGTATATATTGTTTTATTTTCAATACCAATATTTTCAACTTTTTCAGGTAATAGATTTAAAAATACTAAAAATGGTTTTAGTAGATTTTCCATTCCCTTACACTTTAAAAACAACATTCTAATTGTTGCTTCAGCACCAAATACATTATAAAGTACTATGATGTGATTTAAAATCAATCTTTCTTTTAAATCGTCTTCTTCAAGATATCTATTCAACAATCTCTTAATATACTTGAATCTTTTCATATCA